GTGACCCTCGATCATCATCAATCCGACAGCGCCGCCGTAAAGCCTTCCCCACTTCAAACCCTGCAATACCTTCTGCTTGACCTTACGAACACGCCATAGCTTATCAAGCTTCCGAATCATCTCGGGCGAAAGTTGGGTCGTGATAGTAATCCAGTTGCGCGTCATGTCCTCCGGTATGGTATCGATGGCACGCCGTATGATCCAATGGCTGCGGTAAAGGGTGTTCATTAACTGGTAATTCTGCGTTAGCCTTGTGTTCTGGTATTCGGTACCTTCCAACAAATTAGGCGTTCCGTGTCCAAGGCGGGCAAGGACGTTCTGAAATGCGTCCATCGTTAGCCCCCGCGGAAGCTTTGGCTGCGTCTTTGTTTCTCCTGCCTTTTTGGCGTCCTGTGTGCGTCGTCTTCGTCTGCTCACTGTTTTCCTCCTTTCCGTTAAGCTTCTAATCTTCTCGGTTTGATGATCGTTTTCACGAAGTACCTACAAGCATCCATGCAGTGGTCAGCATGCTTAAGCGGCTGTTCTACGCCTCTTGTGACAGCTTTTTCATCCCATACGTACCCTGTGACCTCTTTCAAGAAGTTAGGGCATCGATCTCGGTGCACTCGAAGCTTACGCTTAGCGATCAAGGTGGATGTCATCCTGATGCCTTCCAGTACTTCGTTATCTGCATCTTTGATGCGAAGTCCTCGTTTCCGCAGCGTCGTTTTAAAGCTGGCCGCTGACGGGTCCACAATAATATACAGTGGGTAATCGTCACCAATGAATCTCTCCAGGTCATCGGCGTACTCTGCGTTTTCCTTCTGTCTGCCCGTCTCTTTACCGCTGTGGTAGTATTCATTCAGGATCCAAACCGTGTCGCCGTCATCCCAGCAATCGAGATAAACAGTCGCATTCTGCGCGCCCACGTCAACGGTGACATACCGCTGTGCCAGGCTCTTGAAGCCGGGTACAAGGTCGTCATCTGTGAATGTGTTTAAAATCTTATCCCACATATCATAGATCGCACCCTGAGCCACGACCCATTTTCCTTCGATCATGCGCAAATACCAAAAACCCGTGTAGGCGCCACGGATAAACGTTTTATATTCATCATCCAGATTCGGATTGTCGTCGAGCTCAAAATGGTACACTTTAACCATGCCGCTCTGGAGTTTTTTCTGGTCGGTTATATACTCGGTGTAGAGGTAGTGATATGGATGATCAGGGTTCGTTGTCGCATACAGCTTCGCGCCCTTTACCGACAATCGGTTAAGCAGCTGCTTGAAAAACTTCTCAGGCATCAACGTAAGCTCGTCACAATATGCGCCGGCCAGCGTTTTGCCTCGGAGATACTTTTCCGATCCCTCATCTTTAGCCCCGATTACCTTGATCTTCCTGCCGAACATCTGGATAAGCCCTGTTTGGTGGTTGTATCGATAGTTGTTGTCGCCTACAGTATCGAATAGATCCTGTAACACGTTATCATAAATCGTTTCTTTCGATATGCCGGTAATAACCAATAACCCCTTGGGGCCGTTCTTGATGTAATTTATCCATTTAGGGATCATGCCGACAGTCTTGCCTGATCGAACGGATCCCTCCAGAATGTTGATTCGGGCATCCTTCTCAATAGGATTTATGATAAAGCGCGTGATCTTCTCGCCGAACATTTGAAATTCCATCACGCACCACCTTGAAGCGCAGCTGCGCTTTTCGCGATGACCTCAGTCAATTGGTCAATATTGCCGTTAACATTATCTCCACCGCTTTTGCCTTCAAGCGTTTTAACCTCAGCCTTCAACTTCTCAACACGTAGACGTTGTTCTTCACTTGCCAGGTCACCGCGACACAATTCCTCATATCGCGTGATCATGCTCTGTAGCGTTGCCATAGCGCGGGACTGGGCTTGCAGGAAACTCGCTTGTTTGTCCCATGCGTGCTGATACTCCCATTCATCCATTGTGTCGCTGGACTTCTTGAGAACCTTCGTCTGATCCTCTTGACCCCGCACAAACATAATACGCTGCGCCCTGACGATGGCCGTATACTGGATAACGATGTTATCCCAAAGGATATCGATTGGAGACTGCTCCTCGATATGCTTCATAATCTCGGCCGTCTCAGCCGGGAAGAATTTGCGAAAGAAACCATGCTTAACGGCTTTGTCGTTCCCGTGTGGACCGCCCTCGCCACCACGATTTCCTTTGGCGTTCTTGTTGCCAGGCTGCCCGCCTTTTTTCTTTTGTTGTACAACTTTCGACTCGGATTGTTGTACAACATTCCATTTATCTCGCTGCTTCCATACAGCAACGACTTTTTCATTTATTCCAAGCAGTTCGGCAATTCGGCGGTTTGTAATGCTCCCGCCATGGTCCAGCCAAACTTGATGTGCTTTATCGCGATTCGGATCTCGTACCCGAGGCATTACATAATCACCCACCTCCGCATGTTAAAAAAGCATGGACATATGTACAAAATATATTAATTGGTGAACATGTCTGAGAATAAATATCCCGTATTCGGTCAAATTCAGCCATTTACGCCGATTTCTCTTCCGTGAAACATTGCAAATTATCACACAAAACTCCGCACGAACGATCTCTCGTTTTCTCCGGATTACTTCGTTTTACGCGGTAGTTTATATCGCCCCGGCTCCCACCTCTGCCGTGATCTGGGACGTTCGCCCAAAACAAAAACAGCAGCTCTTATGCAGAACTACCGCTTTTGAAAAAACCCCTATATAATAAGCTGCAAATCGTATATCAATCGTATATCAGAAAAATTTAACAATCTTATCTTTAGCCCGATTGATTGATTGTTGAACCATAGCTTTTGTTACTCCGAGCTCTTTTCCTATCTCCGCGTAGCTTAACCCGTATGCTGCATACAACAGGAGACACTGCTGCTCTCGGCGAGAGAGCTCCGAAAGCAACCGAAGCATTTCCTCTCGACGTTCTTCGGTCAAATGCCGTTCACGTTCGATATCAAGCGAGGGGAACAGCCGACGATCAATTCGTGTTGGTTTTGAGATTCGCCGCCTCTCTCCCTTGTATCGTCCCATCCACGTAACCGCAAAATCTATATCCGATATCATTCCGTTAACGATTGATAGCTCTGCAGTTTCCCGATCGTTAGGGTCGTGATCTCTCAATTTCTCCTTGTACTTTTCGAGCTTTGATCTTCCTACCGCGTAATCCTCAATCAGTGCTTCGACCCACCCCATGCCGGCTCACCTACCTTTCAGGTCTCAAGCGGCTTAAACACCGCATCCTCTGTGTCTTCGACCGTTACCGTCGCCATGCCGTCCCACTCCTCGCGGATCTCCTGGGCCTTTGCAATAACGGCTGCCGCCTGCTTCGGCTGCAGAACGATGCTCATCGCTTCCCGGTAATGCTGCTCCGCCTTGGCGTAAGCCCTAGTATGCAGCTCGTTCATAGACTGCCAAAACTTATCAGTGCTCAATGATTTCAGCCGTTGGAAGTAACGGCGTTTATCATCATGTGTCATGCTGTATCGCCACCTTCCTGGATATCGAATTTTTTATTACAACGGTCACACCGTGTTTCGATACTAAGCGGTAGTGTGATACGTGTCTGCCAACTATGGCCCCAAACTAGGCATATTAGTTTTTTAATCATCCGTTTTACCTCCTTCAGGTGTCTCCCTTGGCCTTGTCGATCCTCGCCTTAAGTGCATCCATCAGCCTGTCTTGGGTTCCGGACTTCTCCTCCAACGCCGCCATGACGTCCTCATCGGCTCCACCCTGGACAACCAAGTGATGCAGAATCACCTTTTGCTTTTGGCCTTGTCGATGCAGACGTCCGTTTGCTTGCTGGTACAACTCCAAGCTCCAGTTCAGCCCGAACCATACGACGTGATTGCCGCCGTCCTGCAGGTTAAGGCCATAGGCTGCGCTGGCTGGGTGCGCCAGAAGAATATCGACCTCGCCGGCATTCCAATCGATTTGGTCCTGCAGCGTCAGCAGCTCTCGGACGCGGAGATCCGACTTGCTCAATACTTCCTTGATTCGGGCCAAATCGTGCTGATAGCTATAAAACACCAACGCCGATTTACCATTCAGCTGCTCGATCAGCTCCAGGAATGCTTCGATCTTGCAATCATGGATTTCGTGAACGTTCCGATCGGCGTCATACAGCGCTCCGTTACATAGCTGCAGAAGCTTGCCCGTTAACACCGCCGCACTCGTTGCCGTGATCTCGGTATCCTCGATCTCAAGCAGCAGCTCTTTCTCCATCTTGTCGTAAAGCTTTTGGGCCTTGTCATCCAACACAATCGGAATAACGTTTGTCACGCAATCAGGCAGCTCCAGGTAATCCTCCGCTTTCATGCTGATGCAGATATCCGCAATTTTCTGATGGATGGTTTCCTCGGCCCCGGGCTTTGCTGTATAGCCGAATCCGTTGTAATTCTTCTCGAAATATTTCGTGCGGTAATGCGTGATGAACTTCTCCAGCCGCTGCCCTTGGTCCAACAAATGAATTTGTGCCCACAGATCAAGCAGCCCATTCGGCGCCGGCGTACCTGTCAGCCCGACGATCCGTTTGATGTGCGGCCGGATCCACATTAACGCTTTTGTCCGCTTAGCGTCGTGATTCTTGAAGCTCGATAGCTCATCCAGCACAACCTGATCGAACGGCCAGGCGTTGCGGTAGTATTCCGTCAACCAAACGATATTGTCGCGGTTGATCACGTAAATGTCCGCCGGCGTGTTCAGCGCCCGGATCCGTTTCTGCTTATTGCCCAGCACCGGCATGATCCGAAGCATTCTCAAGTGCTCCCACTTCGCAGCCTCAGTCGTCCACGTCGCTTCGGCAACCTTCTTCGGTGCAATGATCAGCGTCTTCCGGACGGCAAAGCGATTGTATTTCAGGTCATTTATGGCCGTCAGGGTGATCACCGTTTTGCCAAGGCCGAGGTCAAGCAGGAGTCCCAGCGCCTCGTCCGTTAAAAGCCGGTTGATACAGTATTTTTGATACGCATGCGGTACAAACTTTGATTTCGGCTTTTCTGCTAAAGCTGCGGCCATGGCGGTATTCCTCCCGATGCGCTCAGCCGGTTCATCAAATCGTCGACGCCCTCTTTGCTGTCGATGACGACAACCGGCAAGCCTTGGCCGGCGATAAACCGCTGCTGGTTAACCTGCAACGCCGTAGGCTTCTTGCCTGGCGCCTTAAGCTCCGCAAATGCGATCCGCCCGCCTGGCAGTGTGACAATCCTGTCCGGTACGCCGTTGTTCCCTGGCGAAACGAATTTATAGGCTCGTCCTCCGGCGGCCTTTACTCGGTCCCGAAGATAGCTTTCGATGTCTCGTTCTCTCACGTCGATTCCTCCCAAATTCCCAATCGTTTGGGATTCAGCTTTGTAACTATGTGACTGAATTTCCTATACGCGTATGCGTACAGGCATATTAGGCGTGCAGGCGTATACGTGCACCCTCTATATTCTCTATTTTTACTTTTTAATAGATATAAAGTTACATAGTTACAAATAGCTGAATTCCCTTGATGTATAACGTTTTTCCCGTGTAACTGATCCCGTAACTTTTAAGTTACAAGGTTACATCGGAAAGTTACGTTTTTGACAAAGTTACATTCAGATAGTTACAGCCCGATGAAGCCTTTTTGTGGGCCGTATGGGCCGAACCGCATCGCCACCGGATATCGTTTCCACCCCGGCAATCGTGCCAAAATCCCGTTGATCTCCATTGCATCAGAACGCTTCATAAACTTGAGATCGCCGTTCATACACTCACACCACACCTCAGCGGCGCATATGCGATCACGTTCGATGCTTTCACCTTCCACGCGGCCAAACTCGCCGGACCAATATAGGCGCCTTTCATCCAACGAACGTTTTTCCCAACCCACCGGCACCCGCCGATCGACGAATTCGCGAATAATACCTTCTTTGGCATTACTCTCCCGGTGGATCTCCTGCTGCACCTTCGCCTGGTCCTCTGCTTCGCCGGTTAAATACAACGGCTCACCCAGCTGCCAATAACAGTACGCTTCCGCATATATTTGCGGTACCTCGTCCTCCAGCTGTGCAAAAACGCTCTTTGTCGGCAACTGCACACCCACGTCCACAGGCCAAAACCGTCGATTGCCCGTCATGTCCTTTAAAAACTCGCTATCGTTGGTTGTGCCCCAAAAAACGCCACGTCTCGGATAGCTTTTCGTTCGACGGCCATACGGCTCCCGGTAGATGTCTTCCGTCCGGCTGAGGAACTGCTTGATTGCCCCCGTCTCGGACTTGCTCATACCGGCCAGCTCTCCGACCTCGTTGATCCAGATGCCTTGTATGAGCTCTGACGCTTCTTTTCCCTCGAACGTCGTCAAGCTGTCGCTGTACCACTTCCGGCCAAGCAGCCGCAAAAACGTACTTTTCCCGAGCCCCTGCGGCCCGGCCAAAATCGGCATATTGTCATATTTGCAACCGGGCGCCATAGCGCGGGCGACTCCCGCAACGATCGCTTTCCGGCTCACCGCTCGTGTATAAACGGTGTCCGCTGCGCCCAGGTAATCCGTCAGCAGCGTATCCAGCCGCCGCACGCCGTCCCACTGGAGACCCCGGAGCCAGTCCTGCACCTCGTTGAACGAATGCTTATGGCCGCATAGCGCGACCGCGTCCAGTATCTTCTCCTTGCCCGTTATGCTGTACGTCCGTTCAAGATAATGTCGCAGCCCTGCGTCGTCCACGTCAGTCCATTGACGGCGACCGTCATGCCGATCCCACGGCAGCGCCCCCATAACAAGCCCGCGCACCGCGAACTCGTCGTAAGCCAACTTGCCCTTTAGCATCGGATCGTGCTCAAGGATGATCAATATGTTGTCCGTTGTTTTGGACGGCTGCCCGGTCGTTGCGCTCACCTGCAGCTTATGGATCCAGTTGGCCGTTTCCGCCTCAGCTGCCGGCGCTGCGCTACCAAACTCCGACACGGCCTTTTCGTACCGTTCTTGGTTCAGTAGCGCAGCAACGCCGGCATCCTGCAGCGCGAACGCCACCATGGACGTAAACGACGGCAACCGGTTCGTCGGCGTATCCGGCTTCGCGTCATCGTCCTGATCGCCAAACTTGTGGAGCCGGACGAGGTCAAACGCATTGACCAGTCGGCCGCCGCACGGATCCGTCGCATGATGGGAAAAGAGAAAAGCGCCGTTGTCGTACGGTATCGCCCCGCCCGTTGTGCTACCGCCGAAATACGTATAACGTCCGGTCCCGTCATCGGTTGGACTGTAGACGCCGGGCAGGAATACATCCATCGCCCGGTAAATGTCGTACTGCCGACAGAACGCACCGACCACGCCGTCCTTTGTCGTCGGGTCGCCCTGCTTTGCGGCCATCCGGACATGCACAGCCTGTGTCCCGGGAACCTGCGGCCACTCGGCAACGTTACGCCAGTCCGCGTATGTCGCAAGAAGCCCGTCCGCGTCAACGAACGGCTTGTCGCCATATGTGAACACATATTGGCTGTCAGCGCTGCAGCTCGGCCAGTACATGAGCCGGGTCGCTTGGAACGTCGTCGGATCGCAAAGCTCGATCCCGATGATCGCCGCCATCCGGCGTGCCAGCGGCTCGTATTCGTCAGCCGTTACGGTCCGACTCAGCGGCACCAGCACGCGCAGCCGGGGCTTCGCCTCCTCGTGCTTTCGCGTGCTATAGACGGAATACCCGCAGCCAAGGCCGTCTAGGCGGCGAAGCGTTTCCGCCGTGCCGCCTGCAGGGATATTATCAAGGTCAAGCGTTATGACGTCCCGGCCAGTAACCGCATTGGACTTCCGGCGACCGCCCGCCAGCGCCCCGGCCACGAAGCCGCCGACGTCCTTGAGCTCGTCCTGCTTGCTCTTTGGCAGTGCCAAGTATTCCGCAAGAGTTTCCGTACCGCGGACCGCCGTGCGCAGCCGCTCGACAAGCTCCGACCAGTAGATGTACTGAACAGGCCAGTTTGTCGCCTTACGGCTGCCGGCAGCGGATATGGTTAGTTGTCGATCGTTTTGCACGGCGTTGCGCCCCTTTCA